ATCGATGGTATATTGCAGACGTATGTGGTGAGGTCAGATCGCAGGTATATTACCCATAATGCAACAACAAAAACAATAACAATAAATGGTTCTGTCAATGAAGGCGAAAATATTAGGATTCTTTTGTAGTTTACTGATTATCAATTTTGCCTATGGGCAGACTATTGATGGAGTTCTTTATACGAACTTTAACAACTATTATAAATGGAAGGGCGGTGCATTTGATTCTACTTTTTTACTTCCGCAAACATCTGCAACCAATGGGAAACGTGCCGGTGCATTGAGGTATGCTGCTGCAGATAGTTCGGTTTATTCGTGGTCAGGTACGCAATGGATAAAGTTAGGCGGTGCTGCCGCAAGCGATACTGCAACAGTAGTAAAGGCCTATGTAACCAATGCCGAATCTGTTACGATTACAAAGGGGCAGGTCGTTTATATCTTTGGCGCATCGGGTGACAGGGCAGCGGTTAAGTTGGCAAAGAATACAAGCGATACATTTAGTAGTAAAACTTTAGGAATAGTGAGGGCGGATATTGCAGCAGGTCAAGCTGGATGGGTTACGACGCAAGGGCAGGTCAGCGGCATCAATTTAGGTGCATATACAGCGGGCGATATTTTATGGCTGGATAGCGTGGCGGGTGGCTTCACAAAGGTTAAGCCTGAAGCACCTTATCATTCTGTTTTCGTGGGTGTAGTTGAGAGGGCAAACGCTGGCAATGGTTTGATTTATGTAAAGCCGCAAAACGGTCAGGAATTAGACGAACTGCATAACGTTAAAATAACTTCGCCAAAATCGGGTGATGCTATAACCTATACGACTGCTTCACAGATTTGGGAGAATAGACAAGTTGTATTAAAACAGGATACAATACCCCTTGCCGTTTTCAACGTAGGAAGCGCAGCGGCAGGCGATACGACTGCATTTAGCACCTCCACTTTAGCAGGTAGCTTTTATTTAGATGGAACGGATACAATGTTTATCACATCTTATCGTGTAGCATTGCAGGGTACATCTGCAAGCATAACGCCGGAGGTTTGGTTTAATGATAGTTTAAACATAACGGCAGGCGGTACAAGGCTTGCAACAGGATCAGCAATTACGAACCTGACAACAGGAACAAGCGTAACCGCTACAACGAATAAGATACCACCTGCTAACTTTGTATTCGTTCGCTTTTCAGCGGTTACAACAAAGCCGACATATTTTACCCTTACTTTATTTGGATATAGAATAAGAAAGCAATGAGGTTAATATTTACGATATTATTAATTGGATTATTTAAAGCAGAAGCGCAGGTTGTTATAAATGCCAGTGCGCCGTATAGACCAGTTGGCGGTAATCTATTATTAGATCAATATGCAGGAGCAGTTGCAGCTTATTCTATTCGTAAAATTAGATTTGGATACTCAGGCGCAGCCATAAGAGTAAGAAAGGATACAACTGGGCAGCCAGAGCAAGATATTGGATTTGTAAATAATGAATTAGATACATCCGCACTAAAAACATTTGCAGGCAATAACAGCGCATTTGTTACAATATGGTATGATCAAAGTACAAATTCAAGAAATGCCACGCAAACAACGCAAGCAAATCAGCCGCGTATTGTTAATGGCGGAACTATAGATAGACAGAACGGAAAACCTTGTATTATTTACGATGGTACTAATGATCATTTTAATACATCAACCGTAGCAGATTGGAATTTTTTACATCAATCTGGAAATTATACAAATTTTATGGTTGCAAGAGCAGGAAATGTTACAGATCCTGAAGCTATCTATATTTTTTGGGGTACAACAAATACATTAACAAGAAGGGGTGCATATTTTGCACATGACACAAGATCGAGCGCTGCAAGAGATAGAGTATTAGTTCATATTATTGCTAATGGATCAAGTGCAATTTGTTCACATGTTCAAAATGCAGGATCTACAGCTGCAAATACTCAATTTTTAATATATTTATTTGCTGATCCAACAAATGCGACATTAGCAAATAGAAGTTATTTTGCAACAAATGCAAACGCCTTGTCTAATCTAAATGGAACATCTGGATCTGTTTCGGTAGGAGATGCAAATCATTCATTAAGATTAGGCACTGCTGCAAATGCAGCTGGCACTAATGGATTATTTTTATTAGGTAGCCAACAAGAAGTTATATTTTATTCGTCTAATCAATCAGCGAATAGAACTGCAATATCAAATAATATAAATTCATTTTATTCAATCTACTAAAATGAAATATTTATTTATCATATTATTTATCCTTTCCTCACTCACAATGAACGCTCAATACATTAAGGTTTTACCTCAAGCAGGATTAACAAGTGAGCAAAGGGCAATCGCAATAAGTCGTGAGTTGTTCCGCATTCAAAGACCTATTAACCAACAAAACGATGCTACTTTGTATCTGTTCGGATGGATTAAGCACCCGACAAAAGATCCTAATTATATTGATACCGTAAACGCAGCTTTGCAGATAGATACGAATCAGGTTATTTATGTGCATCCGGATAACGATTTAACTAATCTTATTGCTTTGCTTCCTGAATTATCACAAGTGGAAAAGGATGGGTTGGCAGCGTTTATTGAAAGTCAGCAAATGTTTTTGTTTAAATATATCATCCCGAGCGATGTAACGGTATTTAATATAGATCAGATGAAAGCGGGGGGGTGGTTGCCTGAAGATGAAGATTTATGAGAGGCTTTATATTATTAATTGTTGCGATTGTGCTGGCAATAATAATACTGCCGATTGGTTTTGGGTATCAGATTATAAGTTCTTTGTTTCGAGCAATAAATGAGTATTTATTCAAGGTAGCGAAAAGTATTGACCAGTTAGGTAATGTAGTTTGCAGGGATTTATTTAACGATACTTTGATAAAGGATGGCGGTTACAGATTTGGTAATGAAGATGTGACAATCTCTCATGTGTTGGGTAAAAATGAGAAAACAAAAACTTTGAGTATTATGGGTAAAGGATTAGCATGGATATTAAATACAATTGATAAGGACCACAATGTAAAAGCAATAGAAAATGAATGCGAAAATTGAGATAGTGACGATTTGGATAATGAGTGTTATTGGCTTTTTAGCTAAGCATGATTTGTTATTTTTCGTATCAATATCAGTACAGATAATTATCGGCATCCGTAACTTTCCCGGTGCGTGCAAAAATATTAAAGATTTAAAAAATAGAATATATGCCCGAATGGTTAAAAAGACTGACAAAGACTGACATCAGAAACAGCATAGCAATTATTGTCGTTATCGGCTGCTTTTTGCTTATGTACTTACTTCAGGTAAAGCCTATCCCGGAGCAGAATCACGATCTCGTATTAACGGCAGGTGGTTTTATCTTTGGAGGTGCTTTGGCAGGTGTGATAGGTTATTACTTTGGTGCTACCAAAACAGATAAGAAGCAAGATGGAGAGGGATAAAGAAATGCACTTTTGGGCTGGCGTAACCGTCAGCTTTTTTGCTTTAATAACCTTTAAGGCATTGGATATTGCGCATACATGGATATATGTACTTGCTGCGGTATTAACTGCGGCAATAGGAAAGGAGTTAAAGGATTTGATGGACTATGGTAAGTTTGACTACCGAGATGCAGTATATACTATTGCAGGTGGTATGAGTGGATTAGTGCTTTCATTTTTTTAATATGAAGAAATTACTTATAATTATTTCCTTGTTCGCAGTTTCGTGCAATCCTGCAAATAAGCTGCATAAGATGATGGATAAGCTACCTGAAGCATCTGCTGAGGAGTGCGCCCAAAGGTTTCCAATAAAGGAAACTATTGAAACGGTAACTGTTGCAGATACTGCACTACTTCATCAGTACGAGATTGAGTTTGAATATATGGCAGGATTGATAGATAGTTTACTATCGGCGAACTGCGATACGGTAAAAGTGGAAAAGATTAAGCAGGTTATTACAAAAATACCATGCAAGCCGACTGTTAAATATGTGATTAAGACGCAGGAGAATACAGCGAAGCAACAAGTAATCATTGACAGCTGCCAAAAATTGTCAAGTTTATTAAATAAAAAACTGGACAATGAGATTAAAAAAGTCAACCTATTGACTGACAAATGCGATAAATATAAACGGCAAAGGGATGAACTAATTTGGTTAGTTATTATATCTATTATTTTGACATTCCGTAAAGTTATAATTAGGTTTATCAAACCATTATAATGCCGAAAGCATCTATTAAATATGACCTGGATAATCATGATGATGAGATGGCTTACCGTAGGGCAAACGCTTCGCTGGGTATGGCCTGCTTTATTCATGAGGTATTGTTAAATGGCAAACGCAGGTTTGAGCATGGTACGACAATAGATGATATTTGGGAATGGTTATGGCAGGAAGCAAAAGATAATGGCATTGACATTGATAAAATAATAGAATGAATAAAGGAGATATAGCCCGTGAATATAGGCGAAAGTATGGTATGCAAATGCCAACGCTTACCCTTGCAAGGGTTATGTACAATGAAAATAAAGAGGTTTTTTCATGTGTCGATCATGCACGTAATTCTTTAAGATATATTGAAGGCAAAACCGGAAAAGAAAATAGAAAATTAATAAAAGATAAATCTATGCTACTTAATGGGGAACGCCCTAAAAATCCCTGGAAACTACCTGAATCAGACGAAAGCAAATATGAGCCATATATTTTGAAAGCTAAGAAGCTGGCCGTACTTTCCGATATACACGTACCGTATCATTCTATTGCCGCATTAACGGCAGCATTTGATAAAATTAGCGAGGAGAAGCCTGATGCGATACTCCTTAACGGCGATACAGTCGATTTTTACGGCCTTTCCCGATTTATGAAAGATCCACGCAAAAGATCGTTGGCGCACGAATTAAAGGCACTTAATGAGCTTTTGGATGTATTAGGGCAATTTAACGCAAAGATTATTTATAAGTTAGGCAATCATGACGAAAGATATGAGCATTATCTTATGCAGAAAGCTCCTGAACTTTTAGGCATACCTGAATTTGAGCTTCAGCATCTTTTGAAGGCTAAGGATAGGGGGATGGATGTAGTAGGCGAAAAGCGAATAATAAAGGCAAATAAGTTAAATATTATTCACGGCCACGAATATCCTTCAGTTTTCAGCCCTGTAAACATTGCGAGGGGTTTGTATATGAAGGGCAAGGTATCTGCTATGCAAGGCCATAATCATCAGGTTTCAGAACATACCGAAACAGATATGAATGGTGATATAGTTACTACATGGTCAGTCGGCTGTCTTTGTGAATTAAACCCAGCTTATATGCCTTTGAATCGTTGGGGGCAAGGGATGGGAATGGTCGATTTATCTGACAATGGCAAAGATTTTGAAGTGCGGAATTATCGTATTTATAAGGGTAAAATCTTATGATGGAAGAAGCAACTATACATGCGGACTTTTTACCAACGGATAATGAGCTGTTGCAAATTATTGAGAGTCAGTGTACATTGCTTGCTACTATATCTGATATAAGCGATTCTGAATTTAGGACTTATGATGATGAGCTTGTTGAGATGAACATCGTTAAGAGTTACGCTTATAAGGTTATTTTAGCCTCACAAAAGAAACTGCTTAAATTGATAAAGGATTATGAACAAAGGAATACCGATAATCAGAAAGTTTGAGGGGTTGAAGTTACGTGCTTATCTATGTCCTGCAAATGTTTGGACAATCGGTTATGGTAATACCTTTTATGAGAACGGCAGTAAGGTTCAGGAAGGAGATAAGATTACATTAGATCGGGCGGATAGATTGTTATTTTTTGTCGTTCAAAAGTTTGAGGCAGAGATTAAAAAGTTAGTGAAGTCCGAAATAAATGAAAATCAGTTAGGGGCCTTAACATCTTTTGCGTTCAATGTAGGGGCAGGCAATTTAGCCAAAAGCACACTACTTAAAAAGGTCAATGCAAATCCTAATGATGCGACTATACGGGATGAGTTTAATAGATGGACAAAGTCAGGCGGCAAAGTACTAAATGGTTTGATTACAAGGCGGAAAGCTGAAGCTGATTTATACTACTCATAAAGTTTACTTTTTAAGTTATATCGGTACTATATGTACCAAAAAAGCCGAGATATTTCACTCGGCTAATATATTGCCGCCCCCATTAAATACAAATAACTTACTAACGGTTAAATTATATTTAAGCGGCAATGAGGTTAAAATAAACTTACCTGCGCTTTTTCACTTATGGCTGCTTTCAAATTAGCCTTTGCCAAATCATAATAACTTTCTTTTAATTCAAATCCAATACCTTTCCTTTCCATTTTTACTGCCTGAAATATCTCACTACCAATACCCATAAAAGGTGTAAATACCGTATCTCCTTTATTTGAATAAAGTAAAATTAATCTTTCAATAGTATCTAATTGCAAAGGGCAAATATGCTTTTCATCATTTTCTTCCCTGCCATTACGATAACCTTGTAATGTATTTGAATAGTTAATATCCATCCATACCGGTGATGCTATTTTCTGCCAAAGGTCAACGCTTAAATTAGTATTAGTTACAGGATCAGTTCTTTCTCCATCCTTTCTGAATATCATAACATAATCAGGAATACCTACTCGACTCATTGTCGAATCTTTTTTTACCTGTTTATGCAATAATCCGAGTGCCTTAGTCCTTTGCATTTCTACAACTGGATCTTTCCATATTGTAACCCTTGATGCATAAATAAAACCTGCATCTTCAAAAGATTTTAATATCATGCCTGAAAAGTCACGAAGTCCGATAAAACCTTCCTTACCTTTTTGTATTGGAAGATCCATACAATGAACGCATACATTTCTGCCTTGTTTCATGATGCGATAAAGTTCTTTTATTAAATATCCAAATTGAGTCAGGAATTCATTATAATCTTTTGAATTACCCATATCCTCAACATGACTACTATAAGTATAAAGTTCTGCGAATGGCGGAGAAAATACGCTAAGGCCAACAGATTCAGATTCTAATTGAGATATTAATTGAACACAATCGCCCCTCTTAATTTTATACCATTCATTAGTTTCTTCATTAATGTCATAATTTGCCATTGTCATTTTACTGCCATTAAGATTCTCATTAATAGCATTACTCATTTCATTTTGCATAATTTCAAATTGTTTTTGTTTTTGGTTAATAGATTCATTAACATTTTTCATGGTATCGGTAGTAATTAAAAATATATTTACTTCATTCTTTTGCCCAAATCTATAAGATCTGCGTATAGCCTGATACAATCCCTCAAAGCTAAAATCCAATGATGCAAATATTTGATTACGGCAATTCTGATAATTAAGTCCGAATTGTGCTATTTTGGTTTTTGTTATAAGTACCCTAAATTCATTATTAGCAAATCCTAATAGCATCTTTTCTTTATATTCAGGCGCATCAGATCCTTTTACTTCTATTGCATCTGGAATCAATTTTTTAAGCAATTCACCTTCCTCATTTTGCTTTATCCATATGATAAAGTTTTCTTCTGAATCATTTACAATCTTTGCCGCTTCATCTAATCTTTCAATCTTTGTTAGTCTTAATTCCTGATTAAAGTTAGTAGCCGATATTATGGCATCATTGAAAAGTAATCCATTATCCCGCTTTTTAGTTTTTATTTCCTTTTCAATTAGATTAAGTGTTGGCAGATTATACCCATCCATAGCAAACCCTATATCAGCAGGTTTATTCAGCATTATTGCCCATGATCCTACAAACTGATAGAACAATTTAATTGCATGACCTTTTAATCTCCATTTTGCCGTTTCCCCTCCATCATGCACAAAGTACATGGCAAGCATCTCATTTCGACTCATTACATCCAAAAACTCTGAATGGTTGCCTAATTCCATCGGATCGTTAGGTGAAGGAGTCGCTGTACAAGCTAACTTATATGGAGTATCTTTGAATTTATCAATTATAAATTTCTTTATTTGTCCTTCAAAGTTTTTAAGTATTGAAGATTCATCAAGTACTATGCCAGCAAATTGTGAGCAATCTATATTTTCCAATTGCTCATAATTAGTGATTTGTATTGGTGATTCATTATCGTATTTTTGTACATTGATACCAAATTTATTACCTTCCTTTATTGTTTGTCCTGCAACGGCAAGCGGTGCTAATATCAATACTGGTTTTTCTGTTTTGATAAATACCTGACGAGACCATTCTAATTGCATCAAAGTTTTACCAAGTCCGCAGTCGGCAAAGATTGCATATTTGCCGGCCTTTAATGCACGTTTTACAATAAACTTTTGAAAGTCAAATAAATAGCCATTAAGGGCATCTTCTGAAATTTCAAAGCCTGAATTAACATGGGTTTTTTGTTTCCTTTGTAGGAATTGCAGATAATCTTTGTTCATGGTTTTAGGTTTTTGGTTTACAAATATATGGGTTAAAAAAATACTTCATCTTTATTTATTTCAGACATACTCTGAAATAGCTGAATCTCATTCTTAAAATCCAAATCGCAGGTAAGCAGCATACCATTACGCTGCTTCATTATCCTTATCCGCCGCTTACTCTCGTAACTTTTATCATTAGATAATTCGGTTTCATTCGCACCCCACAGCATCAGTATAAGATCGGCATCCTGCTCAATAGCACCTGACTCACGCAATGAAGATATGGGAGGAGGGGTTTCCCAATTGCTATTCTTTACCCCATCCCTACTTAGTTGACTTAGTGCAACAATCGGAATATCAAGTTCCTGAGCAAGGTTTTTAAGTTCCCTGCTTATTGTGGCTATTTCCTGCTCCCGATTGTTTTTGCTTTCCCCGTGCATTAATTGTAGATAATCAATCACAATCAGGCCGATGTCATGCTTTTTTTTAAGACGGCGAGCCTTAGCCTTTAACGAACGTAAATTTACGGCATTAGCATCATCAAAGAATATTTTATGCCGGCTCAATGCTTCGGCTGCCTCGTTTATTGTTTTGTGTTCAATATCATCCAACCTGCCAGTTTGCAGTTTATTCAAAATAATGTCCGATTGCGCCGCAAGCATTCTAAGGGCTAAATAAGGCGCTTTCATTTCAAGTGACCATATACCTACCCCTGCGCCATTGAGGGCCGCATTTCGCACCAAATTAAGCGCAAACGCTGTTTTCCCTACCGATGGACGTGCCGCCACGATAATAAGGTCACCGGGCTGCCATCCACGTGTTGCCCTATCCAGGTCGGGAAAGCCTGATCTTATGCCGGTAATAGATGACCCGGCTGCTTTCCATTTGTCGATCTTTTGTAAAGTGTCAACCATTACGCTCGAAATGTGTAAGGTATCGGTCTGATTGGTATCGGCAATTTTAAGTATTTGCTTTTCTGCAAGGTCGATGAGTTCAAAGCAATCGGTTTCGGGGTTGAGGGCTTTGGCTGCGATTTCAGAGGATACGGATATAAGTCTTCGCAGGATGTACTTTTCATGCACTATTTTGGCATGGTTTACTATGTTTGCCGTACTTACAATGTCGTTTGTGAGCTTTACAAGCTCGTATGCTCCGCCGATGTCAGTCAGTTGGTTTGTCTTTTGTAGCTGCTGCGTAACTGTAAGAATGTCAATAGGTTGATGTTTCTTTTGCAGTTCGCAAATGGCTGTAAAGATTATTTTGTGAGCTGTTACGTAGAATGAATCAGGGGTAATTATGTCTGCAACTTTGTCGATTGCATTTTGCTCGATAAGTATCGCTCCTAATATTGCGGCCTCTGCCTCTTTTGCTTGCGGTTGTATGTAGTTCATTTTTTTAGGTTTTGGGTTTCAAAGGTATCAATTGCTTTGAATATTTGGTAAACTAATTTAGGCACTACTGCGTTACCTCCTGCTTTGATTGATTCGTTTCTCCATTTAGGAAAGGTAATAGAGTCCAATCTGTCGGAAAGCCCATCATCTCCATTACAAACTGGGGAGACAGTTGGGAAGTTTTGCCAGTTGTTTGATACGCAAGCTCCGACATTTCCTCTCCTAAATTGCTCTTTCCTCTGTCCCTCAGTGCGTGTCTCGAATCCTGCGTTTTTGGTGTTGGTAGCAATCCCAAACTTGCTTTTCCACTTAACATTGATGCCGTCCCGTCCGACCTCCTCTGCCCCTTCCAGTCCCCTGATATTGGTGTTGGTAACATCCCCATTACGGCAAAGTTCTCCAAATACATCGCTCTTTTTATACCACCATATTTCTCTTTCCTTTTCAATGTCTGTTCCTCTGTCATTTCTCTGCTTTGTGCCATCGGCGTTGGCAATAAACCAAATTCTATCCCTTCGGTGCGGAGCGTTGACGGCACAAGCTGGAAGTAGAAACGGGAGGACTTCGTAGCCGATAGTTTCCAAGTCAGCCTGCACCTCATCGAATACCATCCCTCCATTCCAATTAGTAAGGCCGCGAACGTTCTCGCCCACGATCCAACGCGGGGAAACCTCTCGAATGCATCTAAGCATTTCCGGCCAGAGATGTCTCTCATCATCTTTGCCGAGGCGCTTTCCTGCGGATGAGTAGGGTTGGCATGGGAAGCCTCCTGTAATGATGTCAATTGCTCCTCTGTGAATAGTGAAGTCTGTTTTTGTGATGTCATGATAACTAATTGCTTTTGGCCAATAATGTTTTAATACTTTTTGCCCGAAAGGATTCCATTCGCAGTGGAAAACGTTTTTCCATCCCATCCATTCTGCTGCAAGATCAAAGCCTCCAATACCTGAAAATAATGATCCGTGTTTCATAATCCTAATATTTCTCTTGTTCTTTTATCCTGGTCGTGTATTGATCTGATTGCTTTTTTCTTATTCTCATCCTTAAACCATACTATTCTCATTTTCTGTTTCCAGTTAATAACCTGCTTACCGTTGCTATCCTTCCAGTTCCCATCGTTGTAATAGTTCCATGCCTTATCACCGTTCGTATATCCGTTATCATCAAAGAACTTAATTACTTCATCGATTGTAGGTGCTACGAATTGTACTTTCTCTTTTACTTTTACTTTCTCTTTTACTTCCTCTTTCTCTTTCTCTTGTACCGAACCCCCTTTAATACCCCCTTGCCTACCCCCTTCGGTAGGGGGTTTAATTTTATTAATAAAACCTTCAACCTGTGCAATAATATTATGTTCCTGAGATTTATAGGCAAAAGTAGCCATCGGTAACATTTTACCAGGTTCTTTGTTTTCAAATTGTTTTTCTAAAAGTGCAGTAATGAATTGAAGTTTATCTTCATCATTTTCAAGCATCTTAAATACTTCATAATAAGATTTGTAAAAATTAAAAGCCTTGCGTTCCATAAAAAGTTAACCCCTCCGGAATAAAGGAGTTCGCACTCTCCAATATCCCATCGGGGCAAAAAGTTTATAAATGATGGTGCGAAACATCAATTACAAAATTAAGCCTTTGCTTTCATTTTAACAACTTTTTTTGCAGGATTTTCTTTGAGAGCTTTCCGCATCTCTTTAATACCTGCGGCATTAATACGGTTGTTAGTAAGGCTATATTCCAGCCATGTACAATAGCTGCCGTACTTTGTTTTCCCTTCCATCTTTTTGCGTGTAAGGGTTACATTAAAAGGCTGCTCTATCAACCGCCTAACTTCCCGGCTGATGTTACTGATTCCGAAATGGCGGTATCCGTTAAGAATTGATAGTTTGCCGCCTGATAACAGATGCTGCGTAAGTGCTTGCTTTCTTGTCATTTGATTTTGTTTTTGGGGTTAAAATATTCGTCGATTACTGATTTACAATGTTTAAAGCCACATCCAAATATGGCCGCATATCCCAGCCGCTGTAATTCTGTTAATGTTACATCCTGATCCTGGACATGCTTATCTTTTTTTAATGTTCCCGACTTAGTCATAATTTGTGACAAATCCTTTTTAATCTCAATAATTAGCCCATGATATAATTTATTCGGGTGCATGATGATAAGGTCTGGTATCTTATAACCTTTGCAGCGGATTGATTTCAAAGCCTTTGCCATCCCTATACTTACCCGCACCCCTGAACTATCAGACGTATAAATCACTTTAGGATATTGCAAGTCCAGGTACCGGCATACTTGCTGATGTATCTGCTTTTCATTCATTGTTAAATCTTGTATTTTCAGGTATTTGATGATATAGTTTATATCTTTTGAAATAGTGGATTACGCTGCTATGGTCACGGTTCAAATACTTACCTAATGCGGTTACGCTTGCCTTATGTTCCAGTCGCATATACCGGCAGAAATGTACCCGTGCCATAACAAGCTGAAAGTACCTGTCTTTGCTTTTCAGCTCTTTTATTGTTATTCCATACATTTCGCATATCTGCAAAGCGTAATGGTCAAACATCTCATCTGAAATCAGTGAAGTTACATTATAAGAACGGATATTCTTTTTGATGTAGTTTTCCTCATATTCTTTCAGCTTGTCAATTAGTACGGTATGTGTCACAGGGAGTATGTCCACGTCTAAGGCATTACCGATAAACTTAATCAGGTCTTTTCTTTCCATGATTAAAATGGTAAGTCGGTTGAGTTATCAAATACTGTCTTAGGTTTGTTGTCAAATACATTGCCGTCCTTTTGGCGCGGCTCTGATACTTTGATGCTGATAAATTTGCCTGACTTACCTTCCCGAATCCATCCTGCCATTTCTAAGTCTTTGCCATTTACATTTACCTTGCCTTTGTAGTCAGGTGCTTTGTCGTTTCCTTTTTTGTCGTTTTTGAACAGAACGCCGCTGTTTGTGTTGTCGTAGTTTGACATTTTGATTTGATTTATTGATTAAGAAAAAAGTTTAATATATAAATCTGATATTATTTTTTCAAAAATTTTACTATCTCTTTCTATTATTTCTTTTGCAGTCATATTCGATTTATTTATCTCTTTTATAAGATATTGTTTCATGCTTTCATGACAACCTATTACATTCCCATTTTTGTCACATGACATCATAAATATTGGAGGTACTTTATCAAATATTTCTAATTGATATTTTTCTACACTACCAAAATAAGATATTAATTTATCTCTTTTTTTTATTGTTATTTCATTCATTGTTAAGATTTATAAAAATTAATAGAACTCATCTCAGTTTTAAGCGCTGATAAAATAGATCTAACTAAGTCCAGTTGATGCGTGGCGGCTGCATTGGTACGGTCTGCCAGTTCAAAGGCATAATCCTCATCATTTGTCTTTGCCGCAATCCATTCTTTAATAACAGAGGGGCTTAGCTTATCATTGCGATTAAGGATGTCGGCCAATGCTTCCCCTTTCTTTGCCAATAAATCCCGCTTCGCTTGTGCCTTTGCCAGCCCGGTGTAAGCTATCCATCCCGCTAACTTTGCACCGTACTCAGTACAGGCCGCAATGCTTTCTAACGTTTGCGGTGTTACAGCCTGAAGCTGCATATTGATTTCAACTATTGATAAGTTATTCATTTATCAATTCCTTTAAGCGTGATTCAATTCTAAGTAATTGTTCTGATGTAGTCGCATCTGTTACTGATTTCAAAGCTGATGCTTTCTTTACCAAATCATCATCTATCTTTTCAACCATTTTCCATAGCTTTTCTTTAAGGGGCTTTAAGTCATCTTTGCCGTGTGTATTGGTAGCATCTGCATCCTTATTATCATCCAATAAAAAAAGGCCGCCTAATGCGTATTTACGTGCGTATGATGATGATGCACCGAAAGCCTGTGATATATCCATACCCTTGCGGTTAGGGTCTATCCCTGCCTGTGCGGTTACACTTACACAATCTTCATTATGGCAAAGTGTAGCCTTGCTTTCAACATACAGAATGCTGCCAGCTGTTTTAATTTCATCACTGATTGTCAGTGTACAGCCGTGCTTTAATAAGATAGGTTTCAATGCTTCGAGGATGTCCTCTGCATTTCGGTAGTGATACTTACCGAATGAATTAAACTGATTCTTTGGAGCTTTCAATTCGCTCTGAATGTTAATAAGCTGTTTCATTTGTTTTGTTATGGTTTGGTGGAAAATAAAGTTTACCGTGTTTTTTATAGTATTCCCTTGCTGAATAGTATCCCCATTGAAAGCCAATCTCTGACATTGCATTCAAAACATGGCCGATAAGTTCGGGATTGTATTCAATGAAAATAGTAATCTTTTCATCATGTAGTCGGTTTTCAGGCTCGTAAACTATTTCCATAATCCTGAATGTTGCCCGACCTGATCGAGTAAATCCGCCTTTATGTTCTTTCTCCTGGATTTGATAAAATCGCAACTTTTCAGGATATATGCTATGCTCAATTATCTTATTGTCTGGATGAGTTTTTTCAACCTTTGTAGGACATATATTATGCCTTAGCTTAGCAAATCTATGCTGCATTTGGGGATATTCATATAGCTGCATGGTCAGTAGTTTTATTTATGTTAGCCATTATATCTACACCTTTCATTGCACCTGCATGGAATATATCAGAAAACAACATAGGCAATCTGCTTTCATCATATTCTATGGTAACTGAGAAAATATCATCAGTTGATGTGCATACGTCCATAAATTCAAAATAGCTGTATCTTCTTAAATTCTGCCAGTATTCAATGTTATCTTTGTGAATAGATAGGTTTAATCTTTTTAAGTTCATTTGTTTAAGTTTTTGAATGGTTTACGAATGCGTTTTGAAGTGGTTTCTTTAATGTATTCCTGATATGATGTTTCAATATATATAAACGCAAACAGGAATATGATAATAAATGTAATCATTTGGATTCCTTAAATAGCCGGTAAATAGATACCGAGATGGATAATAAAGATGCAAGTATCAGAGCTGATGTCATGATGATAGTTTACAGGTTATCAATTACAAGGCCGATAAGTACAATCAGGCCGATGATAATGTAAGCATGTTTGGTCGGGAGGTCGAAAGAATTTTGTTTCATTGTTTTAGGTTTTAAGATTGCAGTTTAATCGGATGCTGCACCCCGATAATATTAATTAAAATAATGAACAAATTTCATTTGATGTTTCAATATTGTATCTTTTACAATTCAAAAATAAATTACCTGAAAGTAAATCATACTGTTCAGATGTAATTTCATTATTGCGTAAAGCATTAGCCATTTTTAAGGCAATAGCAAAAGGATTTTGTGTTTCATCGATTTCTGAAATGTCTAAGATTAAATTTCTGAGAGTTGAATTTTTAATTTGATTTGCCATTGTTTTAGGTTTTAATTGATTTGTGAATAATTATAGAGCAAATATAAACCTTTTTTCAACATATCCAAAACTTTTTTTAATTATTTTTTTTTTAGGGTTAATTTGGGGGGGTGTTATGTGGAAGTTGCAAATATTGGAAACAGAAAACACAGAAGAATACGGCCATTGCAGGCGGGTTAGTGCATCTGGTTAGCATTTTAGGTATCTGCCGCAATTCTGCCACAATGGACAATATACACTTAATACCAAATGATAATGCCATTAACGTCATCCCTCATGCTACAATCGAAACCGATCAATCATTCGGCTGTATATATTACGAAGGATTCGATAATCAGTCAGCTTTATAGCGATCGTAAGCTAAATGAGATGCTCGGCAAGTTCAATGCCGGCGGCGGCCAGGAAGATTTGAAAAGCGAACTATTTGCCGTATTATGTGAAAAAGATAGCGACTTTATATTAGACCTTTGGAGCAAAAAACAGCTCCTTTTTTATTGCACAGGCATAGTGCAAAAGATGATATTTCAAAAGGGTAACAGGTTTCACAGGCGGTATCGTACACAGTCTTATGAGTTTACTGAAGCTATCCTTAACCAAAGTAATGAAGATTACAACGCAGATAAAGAGAACAGATTGCAGAATTTAGAAACAGCACTAAACAACGACTTGCATTGGGTTGAAAAGTCAATAATAAAGCTGCATCAGGACTTGGGCAGCATGGAGCGAATCAGCAAAGTGACAAAGATAAGCATGAATCAGGTGGATCGTATTTATAAGAAAGCGAAAGAAAAACTGCGCACTTCACTATCTGGCAAGCTTATGGGCAATTACATTGTAGTTTCATCTGAATTTGTTTTGGACATTCCGCAGGATGTAACGCCTGACAATATTAACGACATACTGGATGAAACTTTAGAATACATGAAGATGCGATTAGAAGGCCGTATGATACCTTCAAAAGAAAAGACCAACGGATATATTAAAGACATAAAACCACTCAAAGCCAAAAAGATAATATGAATGAAACAGCAGTAGATTGGATAGTTGACCAAATGCTATCTGAAGGTCATAAAGAAATGTGGAAAGATATGATACAGCAGGCCAAACAAATGGAGAAAGAGCAAATTGAAAATGCTAGGCCACAAGTAATATCAAATTGTAATATAAAGGAAATAGCAGATGAAGACATTAAACGTGGAATAAAAAAAGAATACACCTATTCAAACTACCAAGACAGACATTGGATGGAAGAAGGAGCGAAATGGTATAGAGAACAAATAAAAAAACAAAAATGATCTTACTCATCCCAATAACTGCCATTCTTTGTGCATGGATATGGATGGATGTGTGGCGAATGCCAGAAAGGTATCTGTGGCTTAATAGGAAGCCATTTAACTGTCCGATGTGTTTATCAATGTGGCTGAGTTTAATTTTGTATTTTTGTCCTTTATTTGTGCAGGAAATTCTATTTATAACCACAATATCATCAGCATTAGGAGCATGGGCAGACCAAAAAAGATAGTAACCCTCGAAACAAATATGCCTGAAATCAGTCAGTACGCAAAGAATCGGGCTAAATTTATGGAGCTTGAAAAGTATTGGGGAACAGTACGCCTGGGATTCCTCAACAGCTTAGACGGTGAAATAAAATTACAGATTGAACATATTTATCGGGAAGAGTTAGATCCACGTTGGCTGCCAAATAAATTCTGTTCAGGATGCTATTTTAATGCTGTAAGAGATTTAATACATCATTTCATTTTATGAAGATAATACACGAAACAGCAATCATTTATCCAAATGTAACTATTGAAGATAATGTATATATCGGGCCATACTGCATAATAGGTGCGCCCCCTGAATGGAAGGGTAGGGAAAAAGATTCGCAAGGTGTTTATATTGCAGAAGGTACCAGGATAACGGGTTTAGTTACAATAGATTCAGGCGCAAACGGTGTAACATATATCGGGCGTGATTGCTATCTAATGAAAGGTTCTCATGTCGGTCATGATGCTATCCTCAAAAACGGAGTTACCTTATCCTGCGGGGCAAAGATTGGCGGGCATAGTGTGATAGGAGAAAATACTAACATCGGGCTTAATGCAACCATACATCAGAAACTAAATATCCCTGAAGGCTGTATGATCGGAATGGGTGCGGTAGTTACAAAGAAAACAGAATTAAGTCGTAATTGTAAATATGCGGGCGTGCCTGCTAAATTCATAGGATTCAATGACAGGAATCATTTATCTCAATTATAAGCGTAAAGAACATTCAGACCTTGCCTTGCAATCCATTAGGCAATGTCAGGGTAATGCCGAATTGCTCGAAGTAGAAATGTACGGTATTGCGGCTGCTATAAATTATGGGCTTAATTATTTCTTTGAACAGAATGAATTTGAATACGTTGCTATCTGTGCAAATGATATTGTACTTCCTCCGGGGTGGCTTCCAAAGATGATTCACGATGCCGAATTAATACCAAATACTGGTATGTCTGCTATCCATTGTGTTGAGGGATTACCTGAAATGCAACTTATTAACGGAATACACGTGCATCCTTGCTGGGGAGTTTTTGGCAATAGCTTTATAACAAAGCAGGCTTTTGATAAGGTAGGTTACTTTAATACAGATCACGACCCCTACGGTATGCAGGATTCTGATTACTGCTATCGGTTACATAAAGCAGGGTTTGTGAATTATTACATCAATGGAATAAGAGCTGAACATATAGGATCAGATGTTGGCACCGGAACAGATTACAGGAAAATGAAAGATGAAGGGTTAAGCAAAGCCGGTTCTATCTTTGGCAAATGGCAGAAAATATACGACAATGGACATATCCATCTTCCGTATTTACAAGAGAATTACATAATAAAAATGAATCAAATGTATGGGGAAAATAGTTAAGATATCACAAATCAAACCAAACCCGAAAAACCCGCGCACGATAAAAGACGAGCGGTTTGATAAACTTAAAAAAAGTATTCAGGATTTCCCGGATATGCTTAACAAAAGACCATTAGTATGCTTCACGGATACCGATGGCAAATATGTTGTATTGGGCGGTAATATGCGACTCAAAGCAGCAAAGGATTTAGGATTGAAAGAATTACCCATAATCCTTGCCGATGAATGGACTGAGGAACAAAAAGCTGAGTTTCTGATTAAAGACAACGTCGGCTTTGGTGAGTGGGATTGGAACGAATTAAATACCGATTGGGATACTGAACAGCTGGAGGGATGGGGGTTGGAGGTGCCAAATTTTGCAATAATGCCAAGTGAAGATGAATTGATAGGTGAAGAAAAAAATAAGCCGCCTGTTATGAAAATAACATTTGAAAACCCAGAACAATTACAAAAAGCTGAAATAGATATTCAAGAACTTTTAGATAGAAAATATAAAGGAGCTTATTTTTCAGTAAGTGCAGGTGAAATATGAGATTAGAAAAAGCATCATATAAAGCTATTAAATATGCTTGCATGAATTTTCATTATGCAAAAGCAGTACCTGTAAATGTCACGGGCTTTTCAGTATTTAATGAAGATAATATTTGGTGTGGTGTTATTTTGTTTGGAAGTGGTGCAACAAATAATCTTGCTGAACCTTATGGATTTAAACAAGGTCAAGTAGTTGAATTAGTTAGAATAGCTTTAAATGGTAAGCATGAATTAACAAGTAAAGCACTTTCAATAGCATTAAAGTTAATTAAGAAAAACCTGCCATTGTGTAAATTGGTAGTAAGTTATGCAGATAGCGAACAAGGTCATTTTGGAACGATATACCAAGCAACAAATTGGACTTATACAAACTATTCAACTGATAATATCTTTATTGTAAATGGTATTAAAACACATAGAAGGACTTTAAACAGCAGATACAAT